ACTTTACGGATACTGAATGACACGCGAAGAATACGCACGCTACCTAGACGTACTGGTAGACGAACACCAAGGGCGGCTTGATTCTGCCCTAGTGTCGTTGGAGTCGGTCATTGAGGATGGACTGGCCGAGCTACCCACACGGGATGGCCGTCTATTTGATCTAGCGGCGGCGGTTCAGTATCGCATTGGCTTAAACCAGTCGATTGACGATGAGTTCTTGGTTGTCGTGGATGAGCTTATTCGCCAGTACGACGAGATCGGTGTTAACTTCCGTGACACGCTGGCCGAGGTGAATAATCTGGTAGAGCCGATTGAGGCATTGCCTGAGATTGAACGCCAGCTTAAGACCATGACCTTCCAGGGCTTTCAAGATGTGGCGTACACATTCCGTGACACGATCAGCGAGGAGTTGTACCAGTCCACGTTGGCCGGTCGTTCGGCTAGTGAGTCCATCAGGAATATCCGTCAGCGTGTAAATGGCGTATACATCCGGTCGGACGATGATGAGATTGCACGGTTGGTCGAGATTGCTAAGGCTGGCGGTGAGGACGGTGAGCGTGCGGCGGTTAAGCTACGCACATTGTATGCATCGGATCGTGCTGGCAACTCACTGCGCCGGTATGCCTATCAGATGGTCCAAGACTCCATCATGCAGCACTCAGCCAGTATCACGGTTGAGACCGCCAAGCAGATTGGCGCGGAAGAATACGAATACTTTGGCACTGCGGTAGATGACACTCGTGATTGGTGCTTGTCACACATGGGTAAGTCATATGACCGTGAGACCATCGAAGAATTATGGGAGGAGAACAACTGGGCGGGCAAAGCTCCAGGTGATCCTTTCATAGTGCGTGGTGGCTATAATTGCCGCCATCATTGGATGCCGTTAGTTGACGGCGAATAACTACTCGTAAGAGGTAACGCGACATGAGCGATGAAATCATGGAAACAGAAGGCCAAGAGCCTACACAAGAAAGCACCACCATGGATGAGCGTCAGTTCACCCAGACCGAGGTGGAGCGTATCGTTGAACAGCGACTAGCGCGTGAGCGTAAGAAGCTAGAGAAGAAACTGGACGGGGTGGACCTTGAAGAAGCAAAGCGCCTACTTGAAGAAAAAGAAAAAGCAGAAATCGAACGCCAGAAAGAGCGCGGCGAGTTCGAGGAGATCCTCAAAAAGACCGTAGCCAAGAAGGACGAGCAACTGACCGCACTGCAAAAGCAACTGCAACGCGAGAAGGTTGATGGTGCCTTGCTAGGGGCCGCCAGTAAGTTCAACGCAGTAAATGCAGAACAAGTATCGGCATTGCTACGAAGCAACGTCCGCCTGAGTGAGACGGGTGAAGTTGAGATTGTGGACAATGACGGTACAATCAAGTATTCGGACAAGGGCGAACCGATGACGGTTCAGGAATTGACGAAAGAATTTTTGACTGCCAACCCGCATTTCGTTAAGGCCACTTCTGGTGGTACTGGCTCGCAGGGTTCAGCAGGTGGCTCCACACAGAAGCCTTCATCTGTGGCTGATATGCTTGCTAACTGGAACAACGGCGGCAAACAAGCCTATGCCGAACTCAAGGGTAAGCGTTAGACTACACTTGTAATTAAATGATGGAGGCCAAAAATGGCTGCTACAACTAGCTCAACTTTAGACGACCTGTTCGTCAATATTATCGCCCAGGCGCGCTTCACTGCTGAAGAACAGTCTTTGATGCGTAACTTGGTTACTGTATACAACATCGAAGCCGAAGCGGGTATGACCGTTCAGGTTCCGAAGTATCCTTCAATCGCTGCTGCTGGTCTGACCGAAGGCACCGACATGACCTCTACCACTGTTAGCACCTCTAGCGTGTCTATCACTGCTGGTGAGATTGGTGCTCAGGTATTCCTGACTGACATCGCTGCTCGTGGCGCAGGAAACCCTGCTGACGAGTTGGGTACTGTTCTGGGTAACGCTATCGCTACCAAGATGGACAAAGACCTGATTGCTTTGTTCGACGGTTTCGGTACTGCATTGGGCGGTGCTGGCACTGAGGTTACTGCTGCGGACATCTTCAAGGCCGCTGCTATCCTGCGTGCCAACAAGGCTACTGGCCAGATGGTTGCTGTACTGCACCCATACCAGGCGTATGCACTGAAGGCTAACCTGACCAACACATTCGCTAACCCGAATGCTGGTGCGGTTCAGAACGAAGTCATGCAGCGTTCGTTCATCGGTTCTTTGGCCGGTATCGACATCTACGAGTCTGCCAACATCTCTATTGACGTAGGCGACGATGCGAAAGGCGCAGTATTCACTACTGACGCTTTGGCACTGGCTATGGTCCAGGACTTCAAACTTGAGCCTGAGCGCGATGCTTCTAACCGTGGTTTTGAGCTAAACGCTACCGCCGTTTACGGTGTTGGTGAGCTGGATGACAGCTACGGTGTTGAAATGCTGTTTGACGCAGCAGTTTAACGACTGACAGGCCGTCCTCATTCGTGGGGGCGGTCTCTTTCTATCAGGGGATCGTATGGCTATTACATACAGAGGCGTTAAGTTCGAGGGTTACAACAAGCCCAAGCGTACTCCCAAGCACCCCGACAAATCACACGCAGTCCTTGCCAAAGATGGTGACAAAGTAAAACTCATCCGGTTTGGACAGCAAGGCGTATCTGGTAGCCCGCCCCGTAAAGGTGAGAGCGAGGCTGACAAGAAACGCAGAGCCGCATTTAAGGCTCGACACGCTAAGAATATCGCCAAGGGTAAGATGAGCGCGGCGTATTGGTCTAACAAGGTTAAATGGTGATCTAATGGCATTCTCTACTGACTCTGACCTAACCGCACTCGTTCCCGACATTCTGGACTTGGGCATTGACTCGTTTGCCGGTGAACACGCCAAGGCCGAGGCTGATCTGACCCGTGAGATTCGCAACAAGTGGTGGCCCCGCACTGAATTCAGTGGCGAGATGGACGCTACCTTGCTGACCGATGCTCAGTTCACCCGTTGCAATGCCTACTTGGTTCTGTGGAAGTATGCCCTGCCCAAGCTGACCAACTGGACTGACGGCGACCGATTCCAAGAGATGATTACGTTCTACAAGGCTCGTTATAGCGAGGAGCTGAATGCGATCATTGACGATGGCATCGAGTACGACAAGAACGATGACGGCACCATCACGGACAAAGAGAAAGAGTCCAAGTATTCGGGTCGGTTATTCCGGTGAGAGTATCGGTTAAGGTTCCCAAGAATACTGCGGAATCTGCACTCGCTAACCTACAACGGCGGTTGCCAGTAGAGAGCCAGAAAGCGGCACTCAAGGCGGCACAAGCGGTTAGCAATAACATCAAGCGTAATGCCAGCAAGGGCGTTGGCCTGAACCGTAGTGCGTTCAAGCCATATACACCGGCATACGCTAAGTTACGCCAGAAGAAAGGACGCTCAATCTCGCCGGTTGATCTTAACTTCACCGGTCAGATGTTTGCCTCGATGAATGCATCCAAGTTCAATGCTACGACCGCTCGTGTGGCGTTCTCTGGATTGGCTCAGGCACGCAAGGCATTCTTCAACAACCAGCGCCGTCCGTTCTTTGGCATTGACCGAAACTATCGTGACACCATTGGTCGCGTATTCCGCAGACACTTCCAGAGCATTGACCTGACATGAGTATTCGAGAAAGTATCGCGGCTGACATTGTTACCACGCTGAATGCGGTAACAAGCCCGTTGACCATTAAGTTCGTGACCCGTGAGCCGTTCGACTTTAACAAGTTGAGCGCAGCACAATTCCCTGCCTGCCTAGTATCTACTGTGACCGAGGTTCGGGATGACGTAACCATTGGCGGTTCAGACATTACACGCCAGGCAACGATCACTTACCAGATCGAGGGTTACATCAAGGCTGGCACACTGGACACGCAACGTAACTTGATGGCTGAGGCCATTGAAGAAGCATTAGACGTTGACCGCACTCGTGGTGGCAACGCTAAGGATACCAAGGTGGTATCTATTGAGGCCGATGACGGAAGTATCGCTCCATATGGTGCCGTACTTGTGACCGTTGAGGTCATGTATACTTTCACTCGTGGAACCACTTAAAGAGGACTGAACCATGGCAGTACACAAAGGCAGTGAGGGCGCGGTTTACGTTGGCTCGAATCAGGTAGCGGAAGTTCGTTCTGCAACTCTGACCGAAACAGCAGAAACCATTGATTCAACCGTTATGGGCGATACCAGCCGCACATACGAATCAAGCCTGAAAACCGCATCAGGAACCGTTACTTGTTTCTGGGATGAGACCGACACCACCGGACAGGAAGCACTGGACGCTGGCGCGGAAGTAACCCTGAACCTGTATTTCGAAGGCAATGCATCTGGCGATACCTACGCATCGTTCAGCGCGATTGTCACTGAGGCTAGTGTCAGCACATCACTGGATGGCTTGGTTGAGCGTACGTTCAACTTCCAGGTCAACGGTGCGGTTAGCTGGTCAACAGTAGTCTAACAAGGTTGTGCGTCTAGGTTCGCAACCGAAAAGCAGTTATCCGAGTCTGCCTGACGCATGACAACTACTCGGTGTTTTATCGGAGAAACAAATGAGCATTCTTGATCGCGCTAAGGCGCACTATGACGCAATGGGTTCACACCGCATCGAAGTTCCTGAATGGAAGGACGAGAACGGAGACCCGACTATCCTATATTCAGAGCCAATGACGCTAGACGAGCGCCGCAAGCTGGATAAGTTCTCAAGCGACACACAGGAATACCTAGCCCGCCTAGTAATCACCAAGGCACTCGATGAGCAGGGTAACAAGGTGTTCAAGATTGAGGATAAGCCTATCTTGATGAAGCGCGTGTCTGACGTTGTGATTGCACGTATTGCCGGTGAGATTGCACGCGTCTCAACGGTAGAGGATCAGTTGGGAAACTAAAGCAAGACCCAGAGCTGAGGAACATCTATGCTTTGGGTGATAAACTAGGCAAGACGCGAGGGGAGATCCTTGCAATGAGCGTTGACGAGTTCAACGGTTGGCTTGCCTATTACCAACTGAGGTCACAAGACGATGGCAACACCTGAACAGATGCAAATCCTAATCACGGCACAGACAGCAGATGCCGTGAAGGACGTTGAACGGTTAGCCAAGTCACTGGACAACGTATCGACCAAGGCGGTGCCACGAGCTGGTAACGCTATGGGAATGATGGGTAGAAAGGCGGGTCAAGCCGGTATCCAGATTCAGCAGTTGGTAGGCCAGGTTCAAGGTGGCGTGAATCCCATGGTTGCCTTGAGCCAACAGGCTGCCGACTTAGGTTTTGTCCTTGGTGTTCCTCTGGTCGGTGCCGTTGCCGGTATCACTGCATCGCTGGCTGGCCCATTTATCTCTGCCTTGATTGGTTCCTCTGAGAGCATTGAGGACTTAACAGACAGAATCCGTGACCTGAACGACGAAACGCGCACCATGACGGATGCGCAAAAGGCACTGATCGCACTCACCATCAATGAGGAAATCAGAGAACTCAATCAGCAACGTGAAAAGCAGCTATCCATTATCCGCGAGATTAACCGCGAGATGGAGCGTGAGCAGTTCATCAGTGAGGATGAGGCACGCAGGCTAAAGATTGCACAAGCTGAACGGGATACGCTTGCCCAGCAAATTCTGGAGCAGAAGAATGCACTGCAAGAGCTGAACACTGCTACCAAAGAGCAGAGCATGGAGACGTTACAGTTGGCGGCCAACTACGGTGCCATGTATACGAACCTAGAACTGCTATCTGGTCAGCAAAAAGTATTGGCCGAGCAGAAGCGTGAGGAAGCGCGTCAGGCCAAGGAATCCGCCAAGGAAACAGCCAAGCAAGGTAAGGTTGTTTCTGAGATGGCTATGCGTTATGCCGACTACTACACGGCGGCTGACATTGCGGCCAGCAAGCAGAAGATGCTTGAGATCAATGCTAACAATGCCTCGCAGCAGATCATCAATCAGACTAAGCCATTGGATGAGCTAGAGCAGGCTTATCTAGGTGTGGCCAACAACGGTGTTGGTGCGCTTGAGGACGGTTTGGTTGGTTTGATTAGCGGAACCATGAGTGCCAAAGACGCATTCCGAAACATGGCCGCCAGCATCATCCAAGACATGATCCGGATGCAAATTCAGCAACAGATCACGGGTGTTCTTGGTTCGGCTATTAGCGGAATGATCGGTAGTTATAGTGCGAACGCTCGTGCGGTCTCTGCTTCACAAAGTCTGGGTTATGGCGGATCGCTATTCGGCGGTGGTCGTTCTACTGGTGGCCCAGTTGCGGCTGGCACAACCTACTTGGTCGGTGAGAATGGCCCAGAGCTATTTACTGCCCCATCTGGCGGTGGTTCTATCACATCCAACTCGAATATGGGTGGTGTTACCATCAACCAGACCATCAACGTATCAACCGGCGTACAGCAAACCGTACGCACCGAGATTGCTAACCTACTGCCACAAATTGCCAACGCATCTAAAGCCGCCGTGCTGGATGCTCGCAAGCGTGGTGGGTCTTTCGCAGGAGCCTTCTAAGTGGCTGAGTCATATCCTCTTAATATGCCGTCCGGTGGTATCGCATCGGTTCGGCTAATCGCTCGTGACGCAGTAGGTGTGTCTGTATCGCCGTTCACAGGATCACAGCAAGTATTTCGCCATCAGGGGCAGTCATGGGAGGCAGATATCACGTTGCCACCGATGAAGCGTGACGATGCAGAGGCTTGGAATGCGTTTCTGCTGCGCCTACGCGGTCAGTACGGCACTTTCTTGCTCGGAGACCCTAACGGTGCGACTCCACGAGGATCGGCCAGTACAACGCCAGGCACGCCCGTTGTGAATGGCGCAGGTCAGACTGGTGACGAGCTAAACATTGATGGATTGCCCGTGAGTGCCACTGGATATCTCAAGGCCGGTGATTACATCCAACTGGGATCGGGTGCGACTGCGACACTGCACAAGGTGCTAGAGGACGTTGATTCCAATGCATCAGGTGAGGCAACGCTTAACCTATGGCCGCGTGTGCGTAGTGCGCCTAGTGATGGTGCGACTGTTACCGTAAGTAACGCAAAGGGCACATTCCGTCTAGCATCGAACGAGTCTAGCTGGAGCGTTGACCAAGCCAGCATCTACGGAATCACATTCGGAGCGGTTGAAGCGCAATGAGAACCGGAACCCCTACAGACTTTTCTGCTGACTCGTTACTGCCATTCATTGCGGTTGAGGCACTGTTTGACTCTGGCGCAGTCCGGCTGTGGGGTGGTTACGGTGATCTGAACATTGACGGCGCCGAATATACCGGCGGTGGATCGTTGCTGAGCATCTCAGCGGTTGAGGAAACCAGTGAGATTGCCGCACGTGGTGCAACAGTTGTATTGGCCGGACTAGATCCTGCGATCATCTCTATCGCATTGCAGGAGAACTACCAGAACCGAGCTTGCACGATCACGGTAGGTACTCTGACCGCAGATGGCGTGGTGGATGATTCCTACGTCCTATTCCGTGGTCGCATTGACCAGATGACCATTGAGGAGTCTGGTGAGACCGCATCTATCTCGGTGGCTATCGAAAACCGGTTGATCGACCTTGAGCGCCCACGTTCACGGCGATATACCAATGAGGATCAGCAGTCCTTGTATCCAGGCGATACTGGGTTCTCGTATGTAAACGACCTACAGGACAAAACCATTGACTGGGGAAAGCCGTCTAGCTGATTGGAAGGAGCGTCTAGCAATGACGTTCGCTGAATCAATGAGCAAGCCTTGGGTGTACGGTGTACACGATTGTTCGCAGTTCGCCATTCAATGCGAAAGGGCCGTTACTGGGACTACACGCTTTGCCGACATGGAAGGTGCTTACAAAACATTCCTGCAAGGCTTAAAGATCATAACTCGTGACGGTCACTTCAACGTCTGGGACTTTGTTGACTCTAGGCTAGAACGTATCGACCCCAAAGACGTTAGGCGTGGTGATTGGGTAGGTCACACAACAGATGGCAAGTCACTAGGCGTTATGGCCAACAAAGGTGGCTTTTACTGCGCCGTGGAGCAAGGTGGTATAATCTTGCGGGAACCCCAACAGATTGCGATTGCGTGGAGAATATAGATGGGCGGTAAAGTAGGTAAAATTGTAAAAGCCGCCATTATCATTGCCGCAGTTGCTACCGGTGTTGCTTTTATTCCTGGCGTTGGTGCGCTGGCCGGTGCATCGTTCTTCTCTAGTGCCACTGCTGCATACTTTGGTAGTCAGCTTCTAGTTGCAACCATCCTCGGGGCGGTATCTACTGCGCTTACTAAGAAACCTAGCTTCCCGTCCGCTCAGGAGCTTGCCGGTCGAACAATATCTCAGCGCAACCCGTTGGCCAGTCGTAAGGTTGTCTATGGTCGTGTTCGCACGGGTGGTGCTGTTACGTTCATGGAAGCCACCAACGACAATAAAGACCTGCATACGGTTGTGTCATTTGCCGGTCACGAGATCAACGCAGTCAAAAAGGTGTACTTCAACGATCAGTTAGTCAAAGAGGACTTGTCTGACGCGGTACAGGCTACGCCGGTATCGACTACCAGCCCTGACTACTCTGGGCACGTTAAGGTTACTGCCCACTTTGGTAGCACTGAGCAAGCGGCTGACTCCAACCTAGTATCCGCGACAAGTGCTGACGCAAACTTCCGTCAACGTGGAGTAGCTTACCTATACGTCAAGTCCACCTATAACCAAGACGTATTCTCTAACGGCGCACCCAACTTCTCGGTTGAGATAGAGGGCAAGAAAGTCTACGACCCACGCACCGGAACCACGGTCTACAGCAACAACCCTGCTTTATGTATCCGTGACTACCTGACTGATTCGATCTACGGATTAGGTGCGAGTGCTGACGAGATTGATGACACCATGTTCGCTGCTGCGGCGAACGTATGCGATGAGACCGTTAATCTATCCGGCGGTGGCACTGAGAAGCGTTACACGATGAACGGCGTGATCGACACTGCTAATTCGCCTAATGACATTCTGGGCCAGATGATTACATCGTGTGCTGGCACCATCTACTACGCCAATGGTAAGTGGAAGCTACGTGCCGGTGCTTATGTAACGCCTACCGATACACTCACCCTTGATGATCTACGAGGAACCATCAAGGTTGATACTCGTGTAAGCGGTCAGAGCCAATTCAACGCGGTTAAGGGCATCTTTGTATCACCTGAGAACAACTGGCAGCCCACGGACTTCCCAGAAGTCACTAGCGCCACCTTTGAGTCAGAGGACGGCGGACAACGCAAATACGTAGACTTCACCCTGCCATTCACTACCAGCAGTCCTACAGCACAACGACTGGCCAAGCAGTCCTTATACCGGAACCGTGAGCAGATCATGGCTACATTGCCGTGCAAGCTCACTGCGTTTAAATATGAGATCGGTGACACTGTTATGGTCACTAACGAGCGGTTTGGTTGGGATCAAAAGGTATTCGAGGTCGTGTCATGGGCATTGTCACCTGAGATCACTGAGGATGGTGGCACCTTAGGTGTTGACCTGATGCTCAAGGAAACCAGCGCCAATATCTACGCATGGGACGAGAACACGGACGAGCGTGAGTTCACGTTCAACAACACCAACCTGCCTAGTGCAACCGATACAGTGGCCCCAGGCTTGGTTGTATCTGACGAGCTACGGACGCTAAACGAGGAAGCCATCAGCGTATTGATTGCTACAACGTCTGGTGGTGGATCATTCGTGCAGCGCTACGAGGTTGAGGCTATCAAGGCCGGTGATGCCGACTACGTTAACTTAGGCCAAGCATCGGGTAATAGATTCGAGCTATTGAACGTCGAGGACGGTGCCACTTACACGGTTCGTGCTCGGTCTATCAACACAGCTGGTGTTCGTTCGGCTTGGTCTACTGTGGCTCACCAAGTTGTAGGTAAGACTGCACCGCCCAATGACGTAACCGGTCTAACGGGCAACCTGATCGGCAACCAATACCTGCTGACTTGGAATGCGGTTCCCGACCTAGACCTGTCTTACTATCGCGTCCGCTTTGCCAGTGCTGATGGATCGCTGACCTATCAGAACTCAGTGTCATTGGTTCCCAAAGTATCTCGACCGGCTACATCGGTATTGGTTCCGGCTCGTAACGGGACATACTTTGTGAAGGCGGTGGACAAGCTAGGTCTAGCCAGTGAGACACCTGCCAGCATTACACTTGATAACAATATCAGTGACATTGAGGCACTTAACGTAGTCGAGACCATCAACGAGCACCCTGACTTTAACGGTACTTTTGATGATGTGGTTGAGATTGATGAGGATGACCGTTTAGTCCTAGATACAGACTTATCCTTTGACTCGGTTGCCGGTCAGTTTGATGACGCTGAAGGATTCTTTGATGGTGGCTCAGGTAACATTGACGCGGAAGGCTTTTACTACTTTGCCAACAGCATTGATCTAGGTTCGGTTTATACGTCTCGCGTTACGGCAACGCTCAAATCCACCCGTGTGGATTACGTCAACCTATTTGACTCTGCATCTGGCCTATTCGATGACCGCCCAGGATTCTTTGAGGGTGATGTAAACGCCTTTGACGATACCGATGCCGAGTTGCAGGTTCGCTATACGTCAGATGACCCGACCGGTTCGCCTGCATGGTCTAACTGGCAGACATTCCAAGTGTCAGATATCCGAGCGTGGGGGATGGAGTTCCGTTGCCGCATGACTACGACTGACGATCAAGCATCACCCGCCGTGAGCCAGCTATCCGTGCAAGTGGATATGCCAGACCGCGTGGAGCGTGGTTTTGATATATCATCAGGTGCAGGTGCTAAAGTCGTTACCTTCCCGACTGCATTTAAGGCCGTGCCAGCCATCGGCATTGGCGCACAAGACTTGCAGACCGGTGATTACTACGAAATTAGCAGTAAGACCCGCACAGGGTTTACAATTACATTCAAGAATTCGGGCGGTACAGCAGTTGACCGTACGTTCGACTACACAGCCGCCGGTTATGGCAAAGAGGTTTAAGCATGGCACAGAACTCACCGATCACTATTGAGAACCAGGGTTTTCCATCCTTCCGTAGTGACCTCAATGCATCTTTGCAGGCGCTGGCATCTAACTCGTTGGGCACATCAGCACCATCGACCACATACGCCGGTCAGTTCTGGTATGACAGCACCAACAACATCCAGAAGCAGCGCAACGAGGACAATGACGCTTGGATCAGCCTCTACACGCTAGATCAGGCATCGGACGTTATCAGTGCGATTGGTTCGGTATCGCTGGCCTCTATTGCCAAGATCGACACTGCCCAGACATTCACCGCCGCCCAACGTGGATCAACCAACACCGACACCACCAACAGCGGATCGGTAACACTAGACTTTGCCACCAACCAGAACTTTGTACTGACGCTCACAGGCAACGTAACGCTGGCTAACCCCACTACTGAGGCGGTAGGTCAGTCTGGCTTCATCGTGTTCATACAAGACGCCACCGGATCACGCACGCTATCGCTGGGCACCGATTACGAGACAGCAGGTGGTGCAGGTATCACATTGTCTACAGCGGCCAACGCTACTGACGTTGTTCCGTACATCGTGGCGGCATCCGGTCGTATCTTACTGGGCACTCCGCAGAAGGCGTTTTCCTAATGTTTGATAGCAATCAGTTCTTTGGCGGTGAGGAAGGCTTCTATCCAAAAGAGATTGGTCAGAGCCTACGCTTTAACGACAACGACTCTGCATACCTGTCACGCACGCCTAGCACAGCAGGCAACCGCAGGACTTGGACGTGGACCGGTTGGGTTAAGCGTGGGAATTTGGGGAATGATAACTTTTTATTCAACAACTCAAATGATGGATTAAGGCTACAAACAAACAACACGCTTTGGGTTCAGTTGTATAACGGAACATCTTACTCACTTACCACATCAGCTTTATTTAGAGATGTATCTGCGTGGTATCACATTGCGCTTGTTGTCGATACAACACAGGCCACCGCATCCAATAGGGTAAAAATTTATGTAAATGGAGAGCAGGTAACTAGCTTTTCATCATCAAGCTATCCACCGCAAAATTATGAAACTGAGGTGAACAGAAATACTGCGCATTATCTAGGTTCATTAAGCGGAGTATCAGGATACTACCTAGACGGCTACCTAGCCGAAGTAAACTTCATCGACGGCCAAGCCCTAGACGCTGACAGCTTTGGCGAGTTCAAGTCTGGCGTATGGGTGCC